CAGACAGCAAGAAAGATATATTTTGATAACTTCGGAGAAAATGATACCTACTTTATGATAGAACATCGTGATATATGGTTTGTTGAAAACGGAGCGAAAAATAGCAATGAAAGATATTTTGGAAATCCTCAATTTAATGATTTATATGACTTAATCAAAGCTGATTTAGTAGAAAAGATAGAAAAATAAGAGGTGGAAGAATGAAATATTTTAAAATAATTATTCCAAATTATAATAATGAGGAATGGATAGAAAAATGCGTTAATTCAATATTGTCGCAAACATTTGATAATTATATGATCATAATAATTGACGACGTATCAACAGACAATTCACGCAATAAAATTTTAGAGTTATATTATAACAACCCAGATAAAATTAGTTATGTATTTTTAGAAAATAAAAGATTTAACGGCGGATCAAGAAACGTTGGAATTGAAACAACATTTTTTAAAAGCGAATATATAATATTTTTAGATAGCGACGATTGGTTTGTTGATAATAATTGCTTACAAGATATTTATAATTTAATACAACAAAACAATATGCCGGACTGTATCAGGTTAAGTTATAATCTTATAAAAGGGAACGAAAGTACACCAATTATATTGGACGAAACAAAGCCAGAACAATTAGTTAAAAACTGCAATGTTGCGTGTTGGCTTAAAGTTGTTAAAAGCGAATTAGTGCCATTATTTCCAGAAAACACATTAATGGAGGACGTTGTATTTAGCATTGCACAATGCGATAAAATTAATACTATTGTTCCCATAAAAAGACCAATAATAAATTGGAACAGGAATAACATACATAGTTGTAGTATAGACACAACACAACAAAACAACAAATGGGCGAGTAGTCAATACAGATATGTTGCGGATTTAATGGATCTAAAATGTACAAATGAATATTGTGAAATTGAGCGTATAACAAGATTAAATGCGTGTTTAAATTATATCAAAAATGGTATAATTACGCAGAATAAATAACGGAGGAATAATTTATGGATATATATAACGAAATTCAACAAAAAAATGAGGAATTACGCAATGCTGTTGCGAGTTTATCACAAACAGGACGTGAATATGCGGAGGCATATAAAAAATATCGTATATTATTAGCACAAGAATTATTAAGACTTAAAAATGACGGAATGGCTGTAACAATTGCATATGACATTGCACGTGGCAATGAGGACGTGGCAAATGCCAAGTTTGACGAATTATCAACAGAGGCAATATATCGTGCCAATTCAGAGAATATCCAAGCCATTAAATTACAAATTAAAATATTACAAAATCAATATGATAAAGAATGGGGAATGGCAGGTGGAATGTACGAGTAAAATGATATAAAAAGTCTTGTAATTAGTGGGCGTTAGTGGTAAAATTAAGACAGTAGAGGAGGTGTACGAGTGGAAACAAAAAAATTACTTATCCGTATTATGAAAAAATTGGATCATAAAAACAGACTATTGTTACCAAAAATAATAATGGATAATATCAAAGCAAATGATTTTTACGTCGAGTTGTACGACGACGGGTCAATTGTATTAGTACCAATAAAATATAAAGGAGGCAAATAATGGCAAAAGAAGAAAAAAAGAGATATTGGCTTAAATTAGACAAAGATTTCTTAAAAAGTTCGCAAATTAAAGTCATTAAAAATATGCCGAATGGTAAAGACTATGTTATATTTTATTTAGCATTAATGTTGGAAAGTGTTGAAACGATAGGTCATTTACGTTTTAGCAATTTAGTACCATACAACGAAGATATGTTGGCAAGTGTTACCGATACAAACGTGGATATTGTAAGGACTGCCGTAAAAATATTTGAAAGTCTTGGACTTATGGAAATATTAGACGACGGCACAATTTATATGACACAGGTTGCGGAAATGACCGGAAAAGAAAGCGAAAGTATTGATCGCGTTAGGGCTTATCGTGAACGCATAGCAAAGCGAAAAAACATTGAATTAAATTTAGTTAGGAAAATTAGTAAAGAACAAATATTGTTACCTGACGGGACATCAAAATTTATTGATAATAAACGTTATGGGGGCAATGCTGAATATGTGTATGAATTAGCGAATTGTAAATGTGAAGTATGCGGTGAAAGTAAAAGCGACTTATTATTAATACATCATAATAACGGATATAGCAATGACTTAGACGATTTATTCTTATTATGTAAAAAGTGCCATTCTAACGTTGAAAATGGGAATATTACAAATTTAAAACATAATAGAAGTGTTACAAGTAACGGCAATGTAACAAATAGTAACGACAATAAAGAAGAAGATAAACAGAGTACAGAGAATAAAGAAGATGTACAAGTAGATTTATTACAAACAACAACAAATAATATATTTAATTATATAGAGCAAAATTTTGGACGTACTATTGCTCCAATTGAATATGAAACAATAAACAGTTGGTTGTCGTTGTCGTTTGAAAAAAATGACATTGAAAAAATAATTTGTTATGCTGTTAAAATTGCTGTTATGAGTAATAAAAGAACATTTGGTTATATTAATGGAATTTTAAATAATTGGATCGGTTGTAATTATTTATCATATCAACAAATAATTGATAATGAAATTAAGAAAAAACCGGAAATAAAAGAAATGTCCGCAGAGGCAAAAGAATTGTTTGACTATGACTGGTTAAATGATCAGGATAATGACTTGAAATAATATAGTCATTATGTTATAATTATTATAGTGTACGAGTGATAAAATAGATTTATTGTAGGTGGTTAAACTCGTACACACGTTAAAACTAACCGCTTACAATAAGTCTATTTTTTGTTAGACTTATACACGAGAAAGGAAAGGAAAAATATATGGAAAACAAAAACGAAATTGTAACAACAAATGAAATTACAAAACCTGAATTTAAAGGGGAAATCAAAGCCGAAATAAAAGGTTTGGCAAAAATTAAAGATAATATTAAGGAGGTAAAAAAATTTGCGGAAGATTTAAACAAATATTATGCAACAGTCGTATGGACAGAGGATACTCTAAACGACGCAAAAAATGAAAAGGCAAACGTTAATAAATTTAAAGACAAAGTCGCTGAATTTAGAAAAAACATAATTGCCGAATATAATAAACCAATTGCATTATTTGAAACAACCGCAAAGGATACCGAGGCAATATTAAAAGAAACATATGAAACAATTAATATTCAAGTCAAAAAATATGAGGACGATACAAAGGAACAAATTAAAAAACAATGTATTGAATATTTTAATGAATGTATCGCAAGTGAAAAAATTGACTTTGTTACATTTGATAATATGAATATGAGTATCACATTGGGAATGCAAACAAAACGTGGCGAATTGACTAAAAAAACAAAGGAAGAAATAAACGCATTTGTTGAAAAAATAGTCAGTGATATTGAATTAATAAACGAGGAAGAATTAAAAACCGAAATATTAGTTGAATACAAAAAAACATTAAATGCGTCTGCTTCAATATTAGAGGTAAAACGTAGAGCAAAGGCAATTGAGGACGAAAAACAACGTCAAATTGAATTGGCAAAACAACGTGAAATTCAACAACAAACAGTTGCAAAGGTTGACGCTGTTGTTGAACAACCGGCACAACCAACAATTATAAATGCTCCTATCGAGGAAAAGCCGGAAGAAAAAATATACAACGTATCATTTAAAGTTTATGGAACATTGGATCAATTAAAAGAATTAAAACAATATTTAGTAAATGGAGGATATAAATATGAACAACAATAATCAAAATGTTAATGTTAATCAACAAAAACAACAGGCACAACCAAAACAGGAATTGACTGTTAAATACAAAATAGACGATAACGAAATTGTGTTAACACCGTCTATTGTACAAAATTACATTGTAGGTAAAAAGGCACGTATTACGCCAGTAGAGTTTAAATTCTTTACTGAATTATGCAAAGTTAGAAAATTAAATCCATTCTTAAATGAGGCATATTTAATTAAATATACGGAAAATCAACCGGCACAATTAGTTGTTGGTAAAGACGCAATTTTAAAACGTGCGGTATTAAATCCACAATACAATGGAATGGAAAGTGGAATAATAGTATTAGATAAAGACGGAAATGTTATTGAACGTCCCGGAACATTCAAATTATCAAATGAACAACTTGTTGGAGGTTGGGCAAAAGTATATATTAAAAATAGAAAATATCCGTCTTATGTGTCAGTATCGTTTGACGAAGTCGCACAACGTAAAGGCGGGGGCGAATTAAATTCAAATTGGAGCGGTAAAGGTGCAACAATGGTTGAAAAAGTCGCAAAGGTTAGAGCATTACGCGAGGCATTTGTTGAGGATTTGGGAGGAATGTTTGACGCCGACGAAGTAAACGAAACAGAATTGCCAAAAGTCCACGGGAGTGATAAGGTTATAATAGAACAAAACGACGTTGAGGAGGAACACGTAATTGACGACGAAAATATTATTGTAAACGAAGAAACCGGAGAAGTGGATATGAATGTTTTATAATATAATTATTACTGGATCAAAAGGCAACGCATTAGTCATTGAGGATAATATCCTCATTGACTGTGGCGTTAGTTTTAAAAAATTAAAAAATGTATATAAAAATTTATCAATTGTATTACTTACACATATACATACGGATCATTTTAATAAAACAACAATAAAACGTTTAGCATTAGAACGTCCAACATTACGTTTTGCGTGTTGTAACTGGTTAGTTAATGAATTAGTACAATGCGGGGTAAATAAACGCAATATAGACGTATTAAACGTTGGTGTATGGTATAATTATGGTGGGTTTAAAATAAGTCCTATACTTTTATATCATAACGTTGAACAATGCGGATATAGAGTATTTATAAATTATCCTGACGGCATTAAAAAAATAATGTATGCCACGGATACAAATAAATTGGACGGAATAACAGCACCTGAATATGATTATTATTTTATAGAGGCAAATTATACGGAGGAGGGTATTCAAGAACGTATAAACGCAAAAAAAGCATTGAATATGTATTGTTATGAAATTGACGCAATGTTAAATCATTTATCAAAGGAAAAATGCGATGAATTCTTATATGAAAATATGGGAGCAAATAGTCAATACGTATATATGCACAAACATATTGAAAAGGAGGAAATATGATTGATTTAAGACAAGGCGATTGTTTAGAATTAATGAAGGATATTCCAGATAATAGTATAGACGTAATAATTACAAGTCCACCTTATAATATAGGAAATATGCACTCTAATCATTTACAATTTGGTACATATAGTGGAAACAATATGAAAGAAGATGAATATCAAAAGTGGCAAATTGATGTGTTGAATGAGTGTTTTAGAGTTTTAAAAGATAATGGAAGTATGTTTTATAATCATAAAGTAAGAATTAAAAATGGCAAAGCAATACACCCTTTAGAATGGGTTTTAAAAAGTAAGTTTATATTAAAACAAGAGATAACTTGGGATATGGGTAAGAGTGCTAATTGCGATAAGATAAGATTTTTTCCATTTAGTGAAAGAATATATTGGTTGGTTAAAGATAATAAAACAAAAATATATAACCAATTAAATTTAAGTGATGTTTGGAGAATGGTTCCGAAACATAAAAGAAAAGATATAGGGCATATTGCTATTATGCCAACTGAAATAGTTACAAATATTCTTAGTAGCATACCCGATATAGAAAACAAAGTTGTATTAGATCCATTTATGGGAAGTGGAACAACAGGAGTTGCTTGTAAAAACCTTAATTGTAATTTCATAGGAATTGAAAAAGAAGAAAAATATTTTAATATTGCCAAAAACCGTATAGAAAGTGCTTCAAATAGTA